CGTTTTGTAAGGGTTTACAATTGAAACCGCTGCTACATCTACAAAATTTTCGCCTTTTTCCCAATCTTGAGTTGTATTTAAGTTTTGAATAACTTGTACTTGTGGGGCTGACCAAACACGTCCCTTTCCACGAATGTCAGAAAAATTTCTAACAATTGACGTAAGCTCAACCCTCATTGTTTTATTTCCGCTTGTAAACGTTCTTTCTATAGTTTTAGTCTGCCCAACTGATAGCTGTGGAAGTGCTGCATCACCAAATAGTTCAAATAAATAAGCTTGGCGACGACCGCCAACAACTTCAGTAGCTTGAGCGCTGGTAACTCTAAATTTAAAACCGGAATACTCCATTACTTCATCCCCAGGGTCTGCATCGGGGTTTGTTTTGAATGGGTTGCTGTCTGTGTAGGCGGAACTGCTGCCAAGAGTTGCTGTTGACTGTGACCCACGCTTTACTTCAATTACATCACCTTTTTTAAAATTTCCTGAACTACCAAACACGCTTGCAGAAAGCAATCGCCAGGTGTACTTTTGTTGATTATGTTTTCGCGCAAAGTGATCCGTGGGTAGTTCATGCCTTTCATAGCCCCATTGAATGCTTATCCATTTGCGCGGATTTGATTCTATAAATTCTTGAGTAACAAGGCCAAAACGCGAAGGAAATTTAAAATCATCAGCATCGCCAATAATAGTATGTGCAAACGCACCAAGACGCCCTCCAAAATTTTCGCTCTGGTTGCTGATATTCTTTTTGCGCTCAATAGCTGTAGGCTCTTTTCCAGGTACAGCTGCAGGTTCGTTACCTACACGAACAACGTTACTTGGGTAAGAAGTGCTGCCTGAACCGGCAACAACTGTTGGATTTCGCATAAATTCTTTATTTTCACTTATTTTTCCTTTAGAGACTTCTTTGCCACTAAAACCAATAGTTAACTCACCAATATTGTCTACAGTTACTGAATGAAACTCTATAGAACTTGACTCGCTAGAAATTGAATGGGACAAGTCAAGCAGCAACTCTAAGTCAGAAATGCTGCGAAGCTCCGCTCCAGGCATCTGTGCAAACTTAAATTCAAGCTCTTGCGGGCCTTGCCCCCCAGTCAATGCAAAACGAATAAAATTGTATTGAGCAACTGGGCGATTTCCCCGTACCAAAAATAACTTTGGAATAAGTGCAAACGATTGATTTTCTTCTCCAGCTTTTCTAACAAATACACGAAAAACAGTTGACCTTACAATGTTCGAGTTAATAACTCCGTTTGCTACTTGAACATTTTCTTTGTCAAGTTTTACAAGTTCATCAGGAGTTGGCAAGCTATTAAAAGCGCACAATCCATTTAAAGATTGAAAAACTGTACTTTTTAAACCAATTTCGGTAACGACCGCAGGACGATTGTTTCTAATTGTCGCAAACGCAACTTTTGTGATTGGAAAAAATGTTTCGTCAATCCCAGCTTCTGGCCCATCTGGCACATCGTCTCCAATAAAATCTTTGCCTGGCTGTACAACTTTACTGAGGCTTACAATGCCAATTTTATTAAATTCAGACTCGTCAGTGCTAACGCACTCAAGAGTTATCTTTTGATTTTCTTTTTTAGCATCCTCGCCAGCAGGAATAAACCTATCTAACTTTCTGTCAATAACTTTCCAAACCGTTCCAGCTACCGCAAACTGTTCTCCAACTTGCATTGAGTCGTCGGCTGCAATTTGCAAAGACTCAACCGAACTGTTAATGTCATCAACGCTTTCTCTTGAGTCTGCTTTTTCCTCAAGGTAAATATCTGGGTCAACTATAGTGTTACTAATTACAAAAATAGCTATATCCTTGGGTTGAACTGTGACTAACTTTTTAAATTCTGTGTCGTTTGTCGTTATTTCTGTTTCATTAACTGTTCCTACAAATTTTATAACTCGGGCAATACCCATTCGTGGGCTGTAATTTCGTCCAGCGCCTCTTTGACCCTGTTTTTGCATTTTGTCTAAAAAGTCTGCAGCTCCTGTGCCTCTTTCTGGAATAGGTTTTTTACCTAATTTTGCCCTTCCTTCCTCTGTATTATCAAAACCAGCTCCAGCAATTTTTAATCTTGCTCGTCCTGCTGCACGTTTTGTGAAACCAGTTTGATTGTCTTGTAAAATTGAAGCAATGCGGTAGTTTGGTCGGAAAGAAGTTCCGTTTGCTATCGACTCAAAAACGCCAAACTGCGTGCTATTAGCAGGCGTAAACGCATGGCAGAACTGACCTACCGCATCAGTTTCTTCTCCAGTTGGCGCGTAAAAAACCTCTCCACCAATTGCAGGGTCTGGGTCACCACTGTGCGCCTTACTTCTTGACCCATATAAAAAATTACTATCGCGAACTCGTCTTTGATTCGGATCTCCCGATTGTTCTTTCCAATAAAAAGCAAAGGCATCCTCAAAAAGCGGATCTAGCGCGTTATTGCCAAGAAAAATACCTTCTAACTGAGGTGCTGCAATGCCACCAAGTTGTTCAACGCCCTGCTCGCCAACTACATACAGCAACTTGGCTCGTTGTAACGCTCCATGGCTAAACATCCGTGACCATATCAAACGTGGTGATGCCAACATCCCTCCGCCCAAACCTTCTCTATACAAACCAAATAGGAGCGGAATAGGTGAAGCGTATTCACCAAGTTCTGCTAATGTCTCGAAACCACGCGAAGGCGTGAATCGATTAGCGCCGGTTTCTCCAGGAAGTTCTCTACGGCTAGATGCTTCTGGCTGCTTAGGTTTTGGTGTAAGCAGATAAGCGACACCAGTCAGCACCAAGCTGATGGCAAGGTTGACTAAAAGAGTTGTTGTTGATATTTCATTTTGTATATCAGGAATATGGTCGTACTCAGCTGGACGTACCACACCCTTACGTCTTACTTCAGCAGCAAACTTGCGATATTCCTCTTCCGTTATTCCAATCGTCTTGATTAACTCTCTCTCGTACGGAAGCAGTGGTACGTCGTAAACAGACGGACCGAAGACCACTGAACCTTTTTCGACATTCGATTGACGTACAAGATTCCCGTCTGCCATGTGACTGCAAATGCCCAGGATTGCTGCGGTAACAGCAGAATGTCACCATCATACTCAGGCTTTTCAACTCGCATACCCCAACGCATAATGTCGCGGCAGATCTCCCACTTGCTTGCCTCATACCACGACTGCTTAAACGGTGGCGCTTCAACGCCCATACGCTCCAATGCTTGATAACACAAGTGGATGCAGTCGATATAGCCGTCACTACCGTCAGCGCCAAAGCGATACGGCATCCCGATTAGATCACTGCAGTCGGACACTATTGCTGATCGGTAAGTTGCCTACCATGCGCTGCGTCAACGAACGCCTTGGTACGTCCGTTCCAACAGCATCTAAGACAGAACTTAGCTCTAGGTTGAGCGAGGTGTTATCCCACTGGCCTCCAGTTACTTGGCCGGTATAAGTATGGACAGTGGAGTGGTTTGCTGTAAGGCCAGTGTCAGGGTCAGTGTCTTCGATAATTAAAACATCAACCTCTATCATGTGACTATCTTGAATTGCTTGGATCGCCCAACTACGAGTTAACGCATTATTTGGAAAAACAAGCGTAGCTTCGAGTCCATCACCTGTGCGGTTAACGGTCACGCCTGAAAAGCCAAACGGCGCAAACTTGTATTTTTTATCGCCATGCGTCAGCTGCTTACCAATAAAAAAGTTTTGCCAAAACCGATCTTTGGCTTTTTCATCAAGTCTCAAGACGTGGCCAAAAGCAAACTGCGTCACATTCCTAACCTCTTACGAGTGCTGCTGCTCATCTGCAACCGCTTAAGAGTTTGTTGTTCACCCTGTTTAGCACCTTGTGTCGCAGCCTGTTGCATACCTTGCTGGAACTGATCAGCCGTAACGTAGTCAACGCTGTTAATACGTTCCACTGAATACCGAACATCGATTGGAGCGGCAACTGCTACACCGCCACCTTCTCCTGACGTTCCAGAACCTCCTGCTTCTGGAATAACAGAAGAACCGCGAGCACCACGCGAGTAACGCGCCATGCTTTCCCGCATCTTGCTTTCAGGAATAATATATTCCGATTCACCGCCTTCACCTACAACGGTGTTTGTAGGCCCAGAAACATAACCGCCTTCAGCGGCAAACATCGGTAACCCTGTGCTTTGCAGCAAACCCCTAACAGCAAACTGCAAGAACAATTTGCCAACGTCTTTTAAAATATCGGCCATAGCTTCTTGCAAACTCTTAGTACCTTCAAGGGCACCCATAATTCCGTTAACAATTCCGTTTTCAATGGCAGCGCCAACTTGCTTCATTTGTGCTTCAAGTTTTTCAGCTGCGCTTACTTGATCTTCCAACCCTTTATTTTTTTGTAGTTGCGCTCTGACATCGTCTTTATTTAAACCCTTGACCGATCGCATAATTCTTTCGACTTCAAGCTGCAAACGAACCTCTTTTTCGTTCCCTTTTAACTTGCCTTCAAGTATTCTTCTTTGCTCTTCCAGGGGTCTAACAGCTTCTTTTTGAGCCTCTGCAAGCTCTTGCGCTTTCAAAATGTCTTGCCCTAAGACTTCGCCAATAATGCTGCCTCTTTTTGCATCAAAAGCTTCGTTAGTAACTTTTACCAAATCCTCACGTTGTTGTATGCTAAGCCCCTCTAATTTGTTAATTTTTTCTAGCGCATCAGCCCGCTGAAATTGATTTTCTAGCAAGTTTTTTCCTAATTGAGATTGTTCTGTAAGTAGCTGTATTTCACGGCTAGCTTCCGTAGACATGCTGCCAGCTGTTTCTCGTCCTGCTTTCTCTCTGCGTAAACGCGCTTTTTTTTCTGCTTCTGTCTCTTTGCCTAATAACTTGTTAAGTTCATCTTGAAATCCTGGCCTATCAACATTGGCAAAATCAGGAAAAGGAACGTCAATCTTAAGCTTAATAACTAAATCTTTTCGAGCCTGAATCTTGTCAAGACTTTCATTCAATTTATCAAGTTTTTTTCTAGCAATCTGTCCTTGGCGCCCTCCACGCTTGAGGCCAACCGCAAGTTTATCAATTTCTTTTTGGACTTCTTTCGCCTCTGCATCCAGTTCTTTTGTTGTGTTGCCTGTTATCGCA